CCTTCCTGAATTGCACAGACAGATGTTAAACGTACTAGGAATAGAAGATGTACAAGACATTATTCCTGACACAGATGATGTTAAACCAGTTGATCCAGTTACTGCTGTACAAAATTTAATCAATGGCAAACCTGTCAAAGCGTTTATAGAACAAGACCATGAAGCACACATTGCCGTAGTAGCTTCTGCTCAACAGAATCCAGAAATTATGAGAACTGTAGAACAAAGTCCTGCAGCACCATCTATTCTTGCAGCAGCTTCAGCTTATGTTAATGAACACTTAACCATGAAGTATAGAAAAGAAGTAGAAGTTGAAATGGGAGTTGAGTTACCTCCAGAAGGAGAAGTATTACCAGCAGACGTAGAAAAACGTATTTCTAGTCTAGTTGCAGAAGCAGCTCAAAGAGTTCTTGGAACATCACAGCAAAGAGCAGAGCAAGAAAGAATACAAGAACAGCAAAAAGACCCATTAATAATGGCTAAAGAAAGAGAAATGGCTATTAAAGAAGGCGATCTGCAACGTAAAATAGAAGAAGACAGAAGTAGATTGCAATTAGATTCTGCAAAAGCTGCTGCTAGAGATGAGATAGAAAAAGAACGTATTAAAGCTCAAACTGAAATTGCAGGTGCTAGAATAGGACAAGCAACTGCTAGCGATCTGCTTGCAAATAAACAGCTTGAAGACAAAGCTGAAAGAGAAGAATATCAAAAAGGTATTGACATAGGTTTAAATATAGGAAAAGATATCAATAAGAATGAGTAATGATATCACACAGCTATCACTTTCAGAACATATGAAACTGAAGTTGCGAGGTATGATGAATGAACATGCTGACCATATGAGTACAGGAGCTTGTAAAGATTTTTCCGAGTATCAAAAAATGGCTGGTATTGTCGAGGGTTTAGCCCTTGCAGAACGAGAACTTTTGGATTATGTCCAAAGGAACTTATCAGAATAGGAACTCGACTCCTAAAGTCGTGCAAATATGAATAAAGAAAAAAAAATAGATATACCAGAACCAGAAAGTGTTAAAACTCCTATAGTAGATGATGAAGTTAAAAGTCAATTACCTGAACCTAAAGGTTGGAAGATTTTAATTGCAATGCCTACTGCTGAAGAAAAAACCGAAGGTGGCATCATTAAAGCATCCTCTACAGTTAAAGACGAAGAAGTAAGCAATATTTGCGGTTACGTCTTAAAGCTTGGACCAGAGTGCTATAACGATACTAAAAGGTTTCCAAGCGGAGCATGGTGCAAATCTGGAGACTGGGTAGTTTTTAGAGCTTATTCAGGAACACGAATGAAAATGTATGGACAAGAGTTTCGTTTAATTAATGACGATACTGTGGAAGCAGTAGTTGACGACCCAACAGGAGTAGTTAGAGCATGAGCGAATCAAAAACTGAAATAGTAAACGAAGAACCATATATCCCTGAAACTGTACCTCAGACACAAGAAGATAAATTCTTTGGCAAAACTACAGAAATAAATAATGAAATTCCAGAAGGATTAGAAGTTCAAATAATTGATGACACTCCTGTAGAAGATCGCAGACCAAAAAGAGCAGAAGATGCAACTCCTGATGTAGATGATGAAGCTGTAGATCAAGAAATAACAGATTACAGTAAAAAAGCTGGTGATCGTATAGCTAAAATTAAATACGAATACCACGAAGAACGTAGAGCTAAAGAAGCTGCTAATAAAGAATCACAAGAAGCCGTTAAAAGATTACAAACAATGATGTCTGAAAACCAAAGGCTACAAGCTATGGTTGAACAAGGCGGAGAAGTTTTAAACAAACAAGCACATAACAATGCGTTGTGGGCAAAGCAAAATGCTACAGAAGCATTTAAGAAAGCTTACGAAGAAGGCAACGCTGACGATATGACTAAAGCACAAGAGTTGTTATCTAAAGCAACCTTAGCTGAACAACAGTCAGGAAGCATGGCACAGTCTGTACAGAATCAAATTTCTGCTAACATGCCTCAAGAAGCTCCAGTTGTACAACAACAACAGCAAGACCCTGAAATGCAAGTATGGTCACAAAAGAATCCTTGGTTTATGGGTAGCGAACCTGTTCATAAAGAAATGACTTCTTTTGCTATGTATGTAGATCAAAGTTTACAGTCTAAAGGTATAGACCCAGCAAGTAAGTCACAAGAATATTATAATGGAGTAGATAACGCTATGCGTAATCAATTTCCAACTTTTTTCGGTGTAACTTCTACTAATGAAACAGAAATGCTTCAAGAAGGAACTCCAAAACGACAACCTTCAACAGTTGTTGCATCCGCAACGAGGGATAGCGGAAACAAAAAACCCACGCAAATACGTCTTTCTCAGACACAAGTTAAGCTAGCTCGCCAACTTGGTATAAGTCCTGAGCAATACGCAAATCAATTATTAAGGGAGAGTTAAATGTCAGAAGAAAATAAAGTTACAAATAAAGTAGAAGAAGTTTCAACTGATTCTCCTATAGATCAAGAGCGTACTCCTAGAGAGACAGATAGCCGAGAGGCTACTCAGCACGAACAGAGCTGGGAAAATTCTGCTAATTTACCATCACCGAACCCTATAGACGGCTTTGTCTTTAGGTATATTAGAACAGCCTTATTAGGTCAATCTGATAACCCTAATGTATCAAGACGTTTTCGTGAAGGGTGGATTCCATGCAAACTTGAAGATCATCCAGAACTTCAAATACACATGATGGACCACGGATCAGAATGGGCTACAAAAGGTAATGTAGAAATAGGCGGACAGTTATTATGTAAAATGCCTTCAGAGAAAGCGAAAGCCAGAGATAAGTATTTCCAAGACCTTGCTCAATCTCAATTAGACTCTGTAGACAATGTTTACTTTAAAGATCAGGATAATCGAATGGCGACCAAACAAGTGTTTGAACGCAAGTCGAGAACTTCATTTGGTAAAGATTCATAGAATCTTTAATAATTAATTTAATATAAGGAGACAAATATGTCATCAACAGCTACCCCTTTCGGGTCAAGACCCGTTGGAACTATTGTTGGAAGCCCTTATCAAGGAAAAGTTACTCACTACAAAATTAAAAATGCGTATGCTACTAGCATATTCTATGGCGATATTGTTAAGTGGGCTGACAACAATCCAAATACTACTGTCGAAAAAGACACGGGTACTGCGACTTTAACACCTATTGGTGTTTTCCTTGGTTGTGCTTACACAGACCCTTCAACAGGGCAATTTACGCCTAATCAAATGTATACAGCTTCAACTGCAGCAGATGATTTAGTAGCGTATGTGGCTACCGATCCGTTTATCAAAATGCAAATGCAATGTAATGGAGCAGCAGACCAAGACGACTTGGGCAAAAACTGTAACATCGTGCAAACTGCAGGAAGTACAGCGATCGGTACAAGCAAAAATACAGTCGGTATATCTACTGCTGCAACTACTGCAACACTACCATTAAAGCTCATCGAATTTGTCGATGGTCCAGATAGTACTGTAGGAGATGCTTACACAGATGTAATCGTTATGTTTAATGTCGGACATCAGTTGTTAAATACAACTGGCATAGGTTAATAGGAGAATATTATGGCTGCTATATCAAGAGCAAATGAGCTAAAACAACTTCTTCCAGGATTAAATGCGTTGTTTGGCGAAGAGTATAATAACTACGAAAATGAGCATGAAGAAATTTATGCAACTGAGAACTCTGAGAGATCATTTGAAGAAGAGTTAAAGTTGTCTGGTTTCGGTGCTGCTCCAGTAAAAAATGAAGGTTCAGCTATCAATTATGATACTGCACAAGAGTCTTTCGTAGCTCGTTACACACACGAAACAATAGCTATGGGCTATTCAATCACAGAAGAAGCAATGGAGGATAACCTCTACGTTTCTCTCTCTGGTAGATATACCAAAGCGTTGGCTCGTGCAATGGCTTACACCAAACAGGTAAAATCTGCTTTTCCATTGAATAATGGATTTTCTACCGCTTTCAAAAGTGGAGATGATGTTGCTTTATTTAGCACAGATCATCCATTAGTAAGTGGTGGAACTAACAGCAACAGACCTTCAGCAGGAGCTGACTTGAATGAAACATCTTTAGAAGATGCGGTTATTCAAATCGGTAAATATACTGATGAAAGAGGTCTTAAAATTGCTGCTAGACCAGTAAAATTAATAGTACCTTCAGACTTACAGTTTGTTGCTACTAGACTTTTACAAAGCGATTACAAAGTTGGTTCTGCTGACAATGACATCAATGCTATCAAAACAAATGGCGTGATTCCAGAAGGCTATGCAGTTAATCATTATTTAACTGATACTAATGCTTTCTTCATCACGACAGATATACCTGACGGCATGAAGCACTTTGTTAGAAGTCCAATGACTACATCTATGGATGGAGACTTTGATACTGGTAATGTAAGATACAAAGCTAGAGAGAGATATTCCTTTGGAGTATCTGATCCACTAGGTATCTATGGATCACCAGGTAGTTCGTAAGAACTAAAATAAGAAAGGGTGACTATGTTGCCCTTTTTTTTTCTAGGGATTTTATTAATTTCTATCGACTGCCCTAGCAGACATTGCCAAGACGATAGATTAATTAAGGAGACTTAATAATGGCTAATACAACTTTCAATGGATCGGTAAGGTCCGAAAATGGTTTCAAAACCATTGATATAGATTCAACTTCAGGTGCGGTAACAAATGGGTTGGTAATCAACGCAGATGGTAATATTTTTACTGATGATGGTGGACACGTTCAATATGCAGCAGCAACAGGATATGGACCTGCTGATTTTATAGTAGGTAAAGGCGGAAGCCAATACGGAACAGTAGACCCTTTTACTTCAGGACTCACTCAACTGTTTCCTTTAGGAAGTAGATTACTTTATGGTAATACTGTCTATGCTTATGGTAGATTAGCAGCAGCAGCTGTTACAGCAGGTAAGTGTGTTACACACGCTGCTTCAATTGCTCATCACTTTGATTTAACACCAACCGCAGGCGTAGCCGCAGGTGAGACAGCAATCTCAGT